ATGATAGGGTTCGGGTCTTCCTTCTTGCAATAGTCAGACGCTTCCTGAGCGGTCTTCTTGCGAGGTTCCATGTGGATGGTCTTATAGTAGTCTTGGTTCTTGAAGTAACTAAGGCGTTGCTTGGTCTTAAGTTCAAGATAGCCTTGCCAATGCTTATTGCCGGTGTCGGGACAAGTCTCACGACCAGCAATGAGGTAAGTCATAGAGTCAAGGTAGGGCGGCTCTTCCGTCTCAAAGGACGTGAAGCACCAGTATTTGGTTGGGTTCGTGTTGCGCATGGCAGGCATGCTTGGGTTAACACAAGAAATTTTGGTTTGGGTTTTTATTGCAAATTTTCAACGAAAATAGATTTGCTCTTGTTTGTGCACTTAAAAAAAGTGACGTGGCAAAAAAAGTTTTTTTTTGGGACATGACTGTTCCTGTTCCAAAGTGGGGGTAATACTAGTAGCCCCACTTTGGAACGTTGCGTTTTTACATATCCTTATAATACATGCGACAATGGAATGAATATGAAGCAATGTTGTCTGTGATGAGTGTTCCATAAGCATCATACGGAATAATGTACAATGACAATGGGCTATTCACAATGTTTTGGGATGCGCTGTCATAGATAATAGCATTAGACTGCTTGCGCTTAATCTTCAATCTAACTAACTTGGCAATCTCCTTGCCATCTGCGCCCCATGGAGGAGCGCGTTGTAGAGCAATGACTTTATCGTAATAAGGTTTGATGCCCTTGTCGTGGTCTACTGGTAGAACCATACAATTGCCGGTAGCTCCTAGCTGTGCATCTTGGAATATATTAACATTGGCAGATGTTGTGTATACAGTACCAATTGCCTTGGGCATTCGTGCAACTATAACACGATACAATATATTAGGGCGGTCCCTCTTATTTGATAACCAAATCTTCAAGTTCATACTAAGTGGTGTGATCTTATCTCCAATACGATTCGCACGGCCTGTGCCAGCAGGAATATCACTCCAAGGATTGAAAAAAGTCGGATCTGACCACTGAGTTGATGTAATTGCTGCACCACCTGAGCGTCCTTTGTTATGATATAGTTGTTCATTTTCGGATGCTATATCGTAGTATTTTGTTTCTGTGTTCTTGTTCAATATCCTCTTCACTGTCTTCTTCAGAGAATACTTCCCACGAGTCCTCTTCCTGAATCGGGTTCGTCTGGCTCTCTGAGAGCGGCGATAACTCGATGTGTTCGCATAGCGTGCCATCCATAGACTGGATGACAATTTATTGTAAAACAAATTTACAGTGTCTTAACTAGCCAGCGGTCCTGAGATAGTTTGCTATGATCAGGAATGAAGTTAGCAAACGCAATGACGTGGCAGGGTGAGAACGTCTTAACAACGCTCTCGTATTTAGGTGAGAATATGCGTCCATTTTTAAATGATTCCATAAGTTGGTAAACGTGATCTAGTTTGTCTGCTTGAGTGCGAGCAAGGTCAAAGATCACAATCTTCTCGTGGTTATAGGCATGGGCGATGTCCGCCATCTTGCCATTAGTCACAATGAAAGCTCCAATGGTCGAAAGGTAACTGGCCATCCAGGACTTGCCCTGGTTGCCACTCTCGTCCACATACCAGAGGACCTGGCGTGGGTGAACGGGGTCGTTCACGTAGGAAATCAGCTCTTCCTGCCAAGGGCGGAAAACAGCGGTCGAGTAAAGCTCGCGCAGCTCCCTCGTAGTCTTCGTCGAGAGGATCGTATTCCATGCGGAACGAAAGTACTGCATGTGTCTTGCGACGGCCTGCATGTGATCAGGATCAAACATAAGTTCGGTTAGGGTCTTGCCATTGTTCATGGCATCAATTGCATCTTGGAGATCATTGCGGGCTCCCTGGCCCTTGCTGATGTTACCATGGATGATAGGGTTCGGGTCTTCCTTCTTGCAATAGTCAGACGCTTCCTGAGCGGTCTTCTTGCGAGGTTCCATGTGGATGGTCTTATAGTAGTCTTGGTTCTTGAAGTAACTAAGGCGTTGCT